TGCGGATCCCAGCGGGCAGTGATCAAGTCCGCCAGAGCGCCGTCGAGCATCCGGAAAAACCATTCTCTTAACTGGTTCGGAATGGGCGAAAGCGAATACCCGTCGAAGCTGTAGAAGTCGTCGGCACCGGGAAAATACTGGACATCGCCCAAATTGGCGACCGCCTCTTGACCGGGCGCACCGACTTTGCTCGAAACGATCCTAAAATCCCAGAAAAAGGGTGGCCCACTGAACGTCCCGAAGTGGAGCGCGTTGCGCTTATAGAGCGCCATGCCAGCCCGGAGCTTGTGCGCAGCCGTAATGTTGCCTGGCGTCTCATCGAGGTTGTCAGTCACCGTCTGGGTCGCAATCGATGGCGTCCAGATCGTCGCAGAGAGCGAAGACCACCATGTCCTGGAATTGGGCGGAATCAAAAACAGACTGTAGTTCGATGCCTGGACAATCCCCGCGATCGGGGGAGAGCCTCCTTGGGCGGACCAAGTCGTTCCGTTATAACTCTGGTTTGAGTTGGTGCCATTGACCGCAACCAAGAGGTTTCCATAGAGATCGAAACGCCACCGATTCGTGCTGGAAAGCCCCACAATGTTTTGGCTCGTAAGAAGCAGGCTGGCGGTATCCAGCATGTAGATCTGGTTTGTGATGCCCACGACCACGATATAGGTCGAGCCAAACAGCCCGGAAAAAGTTCCTAGTGCCGCCGATGGAAGCGCATTGGCCGAATATTTCGTAAGGCTCGGATAGCTCCGATAGCCCTTGGTGCTGGGGTAGAGATTCCCGCAGTCCAAAATCGCCCCTGGGGTCGTAGGCTCCACATCCGGGGCAAACTCCACAAGGCGCACGGGCTGAGGCTTCGGGTCGCCAGCGAATTTTAATGCGGGATTGGCCATTTCTTACTTACCAGAGATAGGGCCTCGGGTTGATACCCCCTCTCGCGCGGATTGTCTTTGAGCCCAAGGCGATGAGTTCCCTGTCTTCCAGCGGTCGATAGATCGCCTCAAGCGAGGCGTTCTGGAGATGCAGCGCCGCGATCTCGGCGCATGTGCCGTTGATCGTTAGGTCTTTGGCGTCTGCGGTCCAAAAATTCGACGCCGAATCTGCGGGCGGATCGGGCGGAAGGTCGATCGTCAGTTCAAGCTGATAGATCGCGTTAGGAGCTGGGAAGAGCACGAAGGCGGCGGCCAGAGGCGCCCAATAAACCGGGATAGACCGGATCGAGGGTTGGTTCACATCCATGGACTCAAGATCCTCGTAACTGATCTGAGTCACGGAGATCCATACCGAGCCGTTCAGCAATTTGATGGAAACGACCTGCTCCCACCCAGCAGGGAAGTTGTAAATTTTCGTGCCAGCTACGGTGGAGATCGAAGTGTTGGTGGCGCGCCCCTCGTAGAAGCACTCTTTTTTGTAGTAGTCGATTCTGCGGGCGGAGAAGTCGCGCGCGACTTGATCAAGGTCGTCGCGGTGGAGGTTGCTCGTGATCTGGCCGAGCACTTGAGAGTAAGTAAGTGCCGCCATGGCTTAACGGACTAGCGGACATAGCGCATGATTTTCGGTTGGCTCTTGGCTGGATGATCCGATTGCTGCGTTCCACCCCCGTCGATCTGTTCGAGCGCTTTGTCGTGCTTGGCGACCGGCGCAGGGGCGCCTTTGCCGAGCTTATGGACCCTAAAGACCGGAGAGCCCATCTTGATCTTTTTGAGCATCGCTACCTCGTATGTCCGTGATACTGAAAATTGCGGCTTTTCTCTGGCAACCCTTTCTCCTTAGTCGAGGCGTACTTGTGCAGTTCCTTCTTCCCCATCTTGAGCAGCCCGCGATTTTTCTTGTGGAGCTTTTCGGGGTGGTGCTCTGCGATCGCCGCAGCTGCTCTTTGCGCCTTGGAAACTGCGGGCACTACTTCTTATCCTTGTAGGTGACGCCTGCGTACTCCTCGCCCATGGGGTCGCCGTCGTACGGGTTTCCGACCTCTGGACCGCAGCCGTCGCCGACATCCTTGGTCTCTCCCCCAGTCACGTTCTCGACCGTGGTATGAAAGCCCGCGCGGTCCTTTTTCTCCTGCGCCTCGTTCATGCCTGGATTTGGGTTGTATGGCATTTTGTCAATCCTCCTTGTCGTTAAAATTCGAGGGCGGTCCCGGATTCTCTCCGGTCACGCTTCCCTCGCTGATGCGAAACTCTCGCGACTTCCGTTCGGCCTCTTCACGAAAGCCCTCAGTATCGGCATCCCGCTTGGCTTGCCGCTCGCGCGCCGCCCTCTCCATCGGCCCCTCATCGTGCGGGTAGACCATGCGGTCGATGTCGCAGTCGTCCGGCAACTCCGATCCGCCGTCGAAGCCGTCCGGGATCCATGTACCCGGAACGTCTCTTCTCAGCGCCTCTTCTTTCGTGACGGGAGGCTCCACCCAGGGCACAGGCTGGCCGAGAACCGCCATGATTCTACGCCTAGCCATTAAAACACCGATGCGATGCCGGTCAGGTGATACTTTGCCCAGCCCCGGATGACGACTGCGGTCGCGCCTGTGGCCGGACCCGTGGAAACCGTCAAGCGGATGTCTTTCTCTGCGCCCGCCGCATACTTTGCGGGAAGCGCTCCAGCGACGCCGTTCGACTGGGAGAACACCTTGCCTCCGGCCTGGCCGACGTTATTCGCCGCCATGTACCGCGCCGCAGTGTCGGTATCGCCCAGTTGAAGCAGGATCGCCGGCGAGCCACCAGTGTCTAGGTCGGCGGAGTCTATGAACCACTCATCGAGTTCCATCTCGGTAAGGCCCTGGATCGGAATGAGCTTGATGATGTCGTTTAGGGCCAAGGCGGTAGCGACCGTAAACTTGAACGTTCGAATCAGCGAGATCCCCACCCCTGGGGCGTCGATGACTGGATGCGTGTAGTTGTCTGCCGTATAAGTTGCCATGCTTAAGCCCTCACTTTACTTTCGTTATTCAGCCCATGAGCTGCACACGATGGTTGCGTAATCCTCCGCATTGAACCGAGTCTTCTTGATTCCGTAGACCATGCCCGCAGTGATACGAAGTTGATTGCCCGCATCCAAAAGTTCCTCGTACCAGCGCACCCTTAGCGGCTTTCCGTTCTGCGAGTCTGCGCCGCCGAAGCCGACCCCAGCGGCCTGGGCACCGACGAAGATCGCCCGCGCCACACTCGTTGTTCCCGTAGCCGCAGCCCCAAGCGAGGTCGGTGCAGCAACGTTGGTCTTGGTGATCGGGTCGAAGACCTGATTCTGGGTGTTGTTGCCATAGGGCACGCGTGCGTCCTGGTGCAGCACGACGTTCTCGTACATCCCGATCGCGCCGGTAAAGATCGGATTGCCGGTGATCTGTCCGCCCTGCAAGGCGGCGCGATAGATGTCGCCCCACTCGCCTGCGGAGAACGAAATCTTTAGTGCCTTCACCTGAAGCGGGTGGAGGAAGAGCACGCCAGCGATCTCGACCCCCTTGATCACGACCGGCTTAATCGGGAAGACAAGGCTCCCCTGAGCCATCGCGACGAGCTTGGGGATCAGATTCACGCTGAACGGCATCGAGGAGGTAAGCGTCGCTTCTGAGGTGGCCGTGCCAGCGAAGATCCAATGATTGGCGTCGGGAGCCAGAGCTGCCTGCAGGCCGGTGTAGGCCACGTTAGTCTGAGCAGTATTGCCGCCCAACTGGTTCATTAGCCCAGTGTCCAGTATCTCTTTAAACCAGTTGGCCAATGTAGTCTTGCCTGCGTCTCGCATGGAGTAGGGAACTCTCTGCTGCGACATGCGACCGACTAGGAGTTCAGCTTGCCTCTGTTGGTTGATGACAAGCGTGTCCTGGAACCAGGTGAACGGAGTTTCTTGGCCCGCGATCGGGCTATCGCCCAATACGCCGGGACCCGAGATATTAGGAATCAAGTCGTATTTGATTTGATCGCCCGGCCCCTTCATCGTCTCGTCGAAGAGCTGGACGAAATTCCTTTGGTCGTCGGCTTTAAGCCCTACGGCCATCAGCTTTGCGGCTGTCGTGGATTTGACGGCCTGATAGAAGACTCTACGGGAGTAAACGATGACCGCCGTGGGGTCATTTAAGGGAACTAGAGTTTCAGCCATGTTGGTCTCCTGCGCCCTTTTCGGGCAAGTGAATTTTTTTGCCGACTCTTAGGCGGTCAGCCAAAACTCACCGGAAGGCAGCTTCCTTCCCAGGGACCACTTAAACGGCAGGTCCGTTGCCGAGGATGGATTTATTTACAGGTCTCTATCTCGACCTGAAGGCTCGCTATTCGATGGGCCGCCAGCTTGACCCGCGCTGAATTTTTAGTCGCCAGCTCGACACGAAGTTTACGTTATACGTTTTATTTTATATTTGTCAACAGGAAAAATTTCAGAACAGCTCCTTGTCCCAATTCGGGTTCTTCTGATCCATCTCCAGCACATAGGCATCGAGTTCGGCCGGATCCATGTCCAAGAGCTGCTGGCGCGTAGTGACCTTTCTCTGCGCCACGCCACCGCCAGTCTGCATCGCCGAGAGGCTCTGGGTTACGGCCTGCTGTTGCTTGGCACGCTGCACGCGCTCCTGCGCAGGAACGGGCGTCTCCTTGGGCTTCTCTTCTGCTCGGTGGTAGCCCCTGAGTTCGGCCAGCTCGTAGACGGCGCGGGCGACCGAGCGACCACTCTGGCGGCAGTTCTCGATGAAGCTTTGCCGCTCGCGGTCGATCAGCACACGAAATGCAATGTCTTTGGCCGCGTCCTCTAGCGCACCATCCTCGCTTGCGTCTTTGCCCAATTCCG